AAAAAACACGATAAATCAAATCTAGCATAAGATGTTTACTATGCATACACTCCTCTGCCAAACTGCGTCGACAAAGATCATTATCCGCATCTAAATCACCAAACTTTTTATACCAGTCAAAAATGATATCAAAACAGCCAGCAACAACCTTATGCATAAGTGTCGGACCAAATTTAGAATAATCACCTGTAACAATACACTGAGACAAATCCAATAAAATTTTAACCAATTGAGTCCATTCTAAACTGTCTTTATTAATACCAATTGCATGCTCGCATTCTAACCGAGCATTTTGCATTGAAACAAGAAAATCAAGAAAATATTGACGAAATTGTATTGTATAATCAACAGGACTAATTGAGAAAATACGAGTCTTGCCAGGAATCAAAATTTTTTCCCTAGGCAATTTCTGATCTTTTAAACAATCAATAAAAATTGTCTCAGGAACTAAACCAGATAATCGAACACTCTCTTTTTGGTCCAACACTTGCTGCAAAAGTGGATTTATTTTAACTAACTTAGGCCGACACCCAGTATAATTAATATCAAATAACCAAGCTTTGTTTGTCGCACCTCTCGGACGCGACGATATAAAAGGAAATCCCTCCGAAGTAGACATCTCCATCATATCGTAGCCTCCAAGATCGAGACCAACAACCGCTTCATCCACACTCAACTTACCAACAGCGCCTCTAGCAGGCCTAACGACCGAAAGAACCAAATCGCGATAATCGCTCAAAGCAGGTAAGAAAAACTTATCTTCAAAAGGAGTTGGCACCCATCCATGATAATGGCAACTCGCCTGAATAGGAGAAAATTTCACCTCTCCAAGACGAGTGTCATTTGGATGAAGAACAGGACGATCAAATGTACTTTTAAAAAACTCTTCATAACACATTGAATGCTCTAATTTTGATCTACCTGGACTTGAATGAGCCAACTCCCTCGGAACGACATACAATGGTTCCACATTTGACACGAGTTTTAACTTCGCATCACTCAACGGCAATTGCGGAACCAATGAATCTGCCTCACTCAGACTACCACTCTTCACCTGCATCAATGTATCCTGAAGGACAACTTCTGCGTAACCAACACGGCCAGAACTTAATCCAGCAATGTGAATACCAAGGATAGGATTTGGTGTATTTAAATCTCCAACCACTACAGAGCCACAAAGGCCTTTTCTCGACTCACCATAAGATAACACACGTGAGACAAGAGTCGGAGGTAAACCTTCAACAGTAGATGGAACACTTAATTCATCCTTGACTGTCATAGATAAAACATGACGTGTCACAGTTACTTCACCACCAATATCCTCAGGACAGTGAAACTCATACAGAAAACCTCGATGAGGAATAGAAGAGGACTGAGCTTGAGACATAAACAATTTTTGAATATTTTTAAAAATAGGAATATATTTAGGAAGAGTACAATACATCATAGCAGATTCTTCACACTTACGGAAAACAATATCTTTATAACGTAAAGGAATATTAGTTGTACCCTGACAATAATAAAACTTAGTTTCAGGATGCAAGTTCACATTTACA